CCCATCCCAGAGTGGTTGACGCAGTAGTAATGAAGATCTGGAGCGCCAACAGCAACCCTTATCCGGGTGAAAGCTCCTGGGTTTCCAGGGATGCCGTTAGTAGTAACTCCGACTGTGTACGCCGACCCGCCGCCATGCGTGCCATTGTCCGTCGTAGAAAAGCGAAGCGGGTGATTGTTATTACTGCTGTCTGACTGATCAAATGTATAGGCCCCTCCCTCCGAGAGATTGAGGACAGCTTGCTGGACTCCGTCGACAAAGTATTTATTGCCAGAGCCTGTGCTGACCACAATGACTCGATACGTCCTAATGCCAGTCGCCGTAGGCGTGCTGGCCGTCGACCCCATCCCAGAGTGGTTGACGCAATAGTAATGAAGGTCCGGAGCCCCAGCTGCGACAGTGATTCTGGTGAAAGCCCCTGGGTTCCCTGGAACACCGCTTGTGCTAACGCCGGTTACATACTCTGAGCCACTGCCATGCGTGCCATTGCTGGTAGTCGAAAAGCGAAACGGATGATTGCTATTACTACTGTCTGATTGATCAAAGGTGTAAGTCCCGCCTTCAGCGAGATCGAGAGACCCGCGTATGACCCCATCGATATAGAAGGCTCCCCCTGCGGCGGTGACTGCGTAGGTCCTCTCTTCATTAATTTCGTTAAACCCGGCTCTCTGCGCTGCGAAGCGATAGCCAAAGGGGAACGAGACAGACGACGTCCCGACGGCAAAACTCTCGGTTTGTCCTACAAACTTGAGAGCTCGCTTGAGCAGAACATCTCCAAAGCTCGAGACGTATTCCTGAGAATCGACTCCAAGGTAGTAGCCGAGGTCAAAGTCGACAGAACTACCAGACGTGCTGAACGACGCCGAATCAGCGTCATAAATACGAATGTAATTAGTTAACGCCCGAGGGTACTCAAGCGCAAACTTTGTACTGTTGATCCGAAGGGTGGCTGTGATCAGATCGGCAGATGACGCCCCTAGAGAAAACGAGCCACTATCCGCTTGCATGCTTACCTCAAGCGGTGGATCATCCCAATGTCAATGCACCTGATGATTGGTCAAAATCGATTGTCAAGCTCTCACCATTAGCAAGGGTGAGGCCTGAGCCGTAATCGAAATAACCGATCAGGGGATCAGCAGGGCTAGTTGGTGTGTCGTTGTAAAGGTAGATATATCTAAACGGACCCACTGTCCCAGACGATGTCAGGGTCAGATCGGCTAAGACCAGGCGATAGGTGCCCGATGTCTGTGAAGAACTTGAAGTTGTGACACTGCGAGTACTCAAATCCGAGTAAGAGACTTGAGAAACATTGGCCAAAACACAATTGGCCGTGTCGCCTGTGGGTGGGGTGGATTCGGCAGTTGGGGCCGTGTTGCTGAGCGCAACAACGAGTTGATTGCTGCCAAGATTGTGAACGCCTTCGCTGAGGTGCTCAACAAAGCCATTCAGTTTATTAAAGACAGCCATTCCGCTGCAGCTTGGTTATGAAATCAGTCTAAGGAAAAACTTACGGTCTCTATACTTCGTAGATTTTGCACTCGACGTCGAACGGATGTTCTTCGCAATAGTCAATGAATTTCTGTCGAAAGTCAGTTACTGGCTTGCCTTTCGGCTTTTCAATGATTTCAGGCTCCTCGATAGGAGCGAAAAAGATTGTTCCAGGCGCTTTAGGAGCAACACTGAAATTCACGGGACAGACGCCGTCAACGCATTCGCCGGTGTCTTGCATATTCATTACTGGTCATGCAGAGTTAATTGTAAAAGCCAGGTGCCACTGCACAAGGGCCAATTGCACAGTGGATCAGTTGCCAATCCGTTGAAACTACAAAAACCCGGACTCCTGGCTAGGTAGTAAAGCTCCTGACGCAGTTCTTCTTCGGAGCTGTGTAAATCTTATCCAGTTGCTAAGTCACTGCTGGGACGCGAGTGAAGGTCTTGCGCATTGTCTTATGGATATGTGGGCGAATGCTTGCAATCAGGTTTTGCGTCGAATCCCTATCAAATTGAATTCCAAAACACTTGTCTTCCCGGCTGATGAGAGAGCAGGAAAATCCATTGTCATTACACCAACCAGCAATGACATGATTGTCCTCAGTGCTTAGGCGTGTGCGAATTTTGCCCAAGCGGCCAACGACCCGACCACGATCAGACCACAGCGCGGTCAATCCATAAATGCCGCATATGCTCATGACCTGAGGAGTGATGATCTTTTTGTCTCTTGGATACATCAACTCGTAAGCGCGGTACAACTCGTCACTTCGAACCCTGAGCCTTTTCTTGTCGTAAAACCCATCCGTCGGCAATACGTCCCAGACGTACTCCAGTGGACCGGCATGGGCCAGCCGCATCTGCTTGAGCTGATGATTCAGGTAGACCTTCTCAGTCTCAGGTCGAACGATCTGTAGCCATGGTCTACTGCGATGCCCTAGCAGGTTGATTTGCCCCACTCCCAAGCAATAACTCAGTACGCGCTGAACGAATTGCGCTGACATCTGGTATCTCTCCGGTAAATAGGTGCAAACGACTTTTTGGGGCGTACTCGATGAGAGCTTCTCGGATCTTCAAAGCCTCGACTGCGTCGAAGTAAAGGCGTGGCTTATGCCTGTATTCCCTCAGTTCCGACCTGGCTCCAGTAAGCATTTGAAGCCAACCCTGGAGCCTTGAGGCCTCTGCCCAGGTATTGCCGACACGGGTTAACTCAGCCTTGTTAGTGCTCGTATCAACTCGAGCACCTTCGGCCCAGCACCATGCAGCAGCTTTAGCACCAAGTAGATCAAGCGCTGTTTGAGTGATGGTTCGATCCCCTGCTGGATAAAGCAAGTTGTAGACAGGCCTCAATTTATTAGTGGAGACCCTGAAGCGAAGAACCGTAGTCCGTTTTCCGTTGTCCCTGGCTGAGCCTCTGTAGGGAGTAATTTTTGCTCGCGTTGGAAAGAACTGACGAAATTCAGTCGCCTTATCTTCCAGGAACGCAGAGGACTTAATTCCTGCTGTAAGTGTCATCTGAATGTATCCACCGCCAGGACTGCGGTATGGCACGAGGCTTCCGTCAACAAGGAGCAATCCCAGTAAGCCCCTGACGTCCGTAACGTCCAAAAAGTGTTCCCTATAAGTTATTTCTATAGTAAGAGTTAGCACGCAGCGCGCGTGCAATATCCCCTTACAGCTGAGGAATTTCGATCCATGTGGATTGATAATGACTTTCCAAAGCTGCTAGGTGCTGAGCTTTACCGCCCTCATCCGGGCTACATCATTGAGATGGCGGTAGAGCCCGTGGTTGTTCACGATTTTGCTAAGCAACCCGGTCAAACTGTTCAGCTAGATCGCTACCGCTTCTGGGGCAATCCTGGTAACAAGGATTCCCGAGAACGCACAGCTGATCAAACACTGGGCACTGCATCTAGCCGCTCTATTGTTAAAGACAAGGTCATGGTGACTCTTAAGGAGTACACCGGACCCGCAGACCCAACCGACTCCACGGCACCTTCAACTTTCAAGGTTGCCCGCGAGACACTGCTGACCGCTCAGCGCTTGCTGCTTGATACCGGCAACCTGAATGTCTTCCACCAAAGCATTGGTTCTCTGACCCTGCTGGATGACTATCGCCGGTGGCGTGACCGCGTCTTCGCTGACGAGCTGTTCAAAGCTGAAGCGAATGGCGAAGCCTCTGACACTCAAGGTGGTTACTACTACCCGCTGAGCAAGGCAAAGGCATCATCTGCACCCTTCCTGACTTATTCATCGACTGAGTCGGCGAAGTTTGACGTCAAGACCGACCTGCTTCAGGTGGTCAAGGACATGCGTAAGCGCAATGTTCCTACGTTCGCTGATGGTTATTACCGCTGCATCGCAGATCCAACTGCGATGATGCACTTGCGCCAAAACGATGCATTCCGGGAAATCGCCCGATATGCAGGTAATGGCATGGTCAACCCCCTGCAGCCTGAGCAGGCTCCCAACGCCAACTTCTTCTATGGCATGGGTCCCGCTTATGGACAGGCAGGCTTTGTGGCTGGTCAGCCCGTGATGCCAACTGGCTTCCTCTTTGAAGGAGTTCGTTGGTTCGAGTCAACAAACTTGGCCGAAAAGAGCCTTGATGTTTCGATTGACAGCACTCAGGCGGTTTACACCGCTGCCCCCATGCTGTTCTTCGGTCCTCAGGCAGTTGGCGTAGGTATTGGCGGAAATAATGCTCAGATCCTTCTGAACAATAATGACGACTTCAGTCGCTTTATTATCATGATCTGGAGCCTCTTCGCAGGATTTGAAGTGCTAAATCGCGACTTCATTTCCGTTGCTTACTCATTCGTATATTGAGGGAGGTAAGTAACTAATGTCTAAGAGAATTTATCCCGGTAACTTTGTTACCAATCTGAGTAGCTTCCAGGGTCAGTGCGTTGTTGCAGTCCCCGGAAGGCAGTACTACCACAAGATCGGCTACGCACTTGTCGACTCAACTGGCGGCACGTCTTTTGACGTGATCATTCCAAGCCCTGACAAGCGCGATGACGACAAGCCACGGGCAAACATCACCGGGCTGGTAGTACCCGATGGTGCAACCGTTTACTCCCTTGGCCTGCGTGTGACTGACACCCGCAAGGAGAAGGACAAGGGTGATGCCGCTTCTGGCCTGGTTGGTACTAACAACAACCGTCTGAAGCTTGCGAGCGCTGTTAACTCCACCGCTGGCGGTGTGATTTCCAGCTCGGCCCTCGGCACCAATTCAGCCAACCTGGCCGTCGCTTCAACAACCATTGCCCCTGGTACTGGTCGCTTTAGCGCTGCTGGTACTGCTGTGAGCGGAGCAAAGACCCTCAAGGTCTTCGTCACCGACAGCGCTGGTACTGGTGCAGGTTCCACCTTGACCTCTACGGCCACGGGTGGCAGCTACGTGATCTGCGAAGTCTCCTACTACCTGGATGACGACGTAGCCACAACTGATGACACAATCCTGCCTTATCTGACTGAGTCCTGATACGGCAATTGTTTCCCTAGGATGAGGGCTATTGGGTGACCATAGCCCTCATTTTTTTGTACATATGGCTCTGTACCAGAACACTAAAACTGGCCAGCTTGTTGAATTTATTGGCTACCACGACAAGGAGTGGGCAATGGTCAAGAATTCAAGCGGGCAAGTTGCTTACGTAGCCTTGAACGATCTCGAGAGCTATGAGCCTAATAAGGGCAGAACGGGTGATGTGCCGCAGCCTCAGTCAGCCGAAGTAGAGGTTGATGAAGACAAGCTGCCAGAAACTATTATCCCGGCAGACACGCGTTTGAACCTGAATGCAGCGACTGCTGAGGCGATCGCTAAGCACGTCAAAGGCATTGGATATGCCACAGCCAAAAAGATCATTGAACTCAAGCTCTCGCTGCCTGGCGAGCGTTTCAATAGCTTTGATCAGCTCAAAAAGATTGGCCGTGTTGACTGGGATGAAGTCATCGCAGCCGACCTCATTTACATCGCATAATTCTCATAGAATTAAGTGAGGTCGCTTGTATTCGATGGAGCTAAACGACTTCGATAAAAGCCGTTGTCGCTTCCACCTGGGGTACAACGTAGGAGCTAATCTTCCGGCTGGCGATATGGCCAGACTGGAAGAAGCTTTAGCCAGGGTCCCGGATAGCTACTTCTATTCGAGAATCCTGGAACACTTAGATCGGTGCGATAAAGCCTATAAGGTTTCGCAGATCTTTCGTGTTGAGGACCAGCCGCAACCCAGCCGCGTCGAGCGCATCACGGGTGACACCGATCGTGCAATCTTCCAGTCTGAGCCGCTTAAGGCATCAAAGGACTATTGGGAGGTCTACCTAAGAGAGACCGACCTACTAGCCCAAACACTTTATGTGGCGAATTATCGCCGTGACGAAGTGAGGCGATACGCCTACGACCGTGCCGGGTCGGAATTCATCATGTCTATCCCTGGCCCCGCAGACACAGCAGTCGGTACTCGTGTCTTGCAGGCCCAAGGTGCAATGAACTGGAGGTAACTTTGGGCTATCAGAGAAAAGACGGCAAGTACGTCGGAGATGACGGCAAGCTGTACGCGAACTACAACGACGCACTTGCGCAGGCCAACTCACTGAGAGGCAGGGCTGCTGTAGAGCAAGCGCTAGCAGAGACTCAGCAACAGATCAGTGACCGCCAGGGAACCCTTGGAGTTCACCAGTTTTTGCAGAGAAACATAGGTGCACCTCTAGGCTTCGGCGGAGCTTATGACTCGGGTAATCAGTCCTTAAATAAGGAGTTGCGCGGCCTGGAGTCTCAGCAGAGAGTATTGACTAACACTCTCAATGACTATCGCCGAAGGATGGGCGAGGGCGAACCATCCCCAGATGCTTCTGGTCGCGACGACCAGGGCGCTGACCTGGACATGGAATTCATCAAAAGCCTGAAAGACGAAACTGCCAAGTCGTTACCTTCAGAGCGGATTGTCAGCCCAGGACTTTCCGATGACGCAGACGTTCGCCAGTCCGCGCTGGAGGCGATGCGTCAGCAATACGCTCCAAGCACGGGGATCTATGACACTGACGCTGGCAAAGCAATGCTTGCCTCTGCCCAGCAGACCCAATACACGGGAGACCAAGCTGGTCTACCTGAGTTCTATGCCAACCAGCAGAAGGTCGGCGCAGGACTGACGGACGAAATCATCGACGCCATGGGTTACACCGGCGGCATGGCCGAATGGGCAAAAGCTAACCCTGCGTTGGCAATGCGTGAGTACAACAAGAAGTTCGCCAACTCATACGAAGGGACAGGCCCTGGTGACGAAGCCATCCAGCAGGCGATGGACCAGGGCAAGTTTTTCCCGTCAGAAGGGAGCCCTAACCCACTTGGCGAAACAGGTGTTGCTCGTGAGATGAACACCGAGCAGATGAGCGCTGCTCAGCCAACCAACGAACAGTTCTACGCAAAAGAAGGACTGCTCGGGAAAGAAATGCTGCAGCAGCTTATGAACAAAATGGAGCGCATCTGATGGCTAAGCCTTCTCATCAAAACGAAAACTTTTACGCGCACCGTAAAGGTCCAAAGCGTTCAACACGCACCAATGAGTGGTACGAAGATTCCACTGGCAATCGCGAAGCACAGTCTTTCTTCAGTGCAACGCCAAATGGTGTACCTAATAACCCTAATAATTTTCAGTCCTTCACGCCTGCAAGCAGCCACTTTGCTCCTAGCGGGCAACCAGATGGTGATGTTGTCTTCCGCCGTAATCCTTATGGCGATGGCGAACAGATAGTTGAGCAAGATACGCCAGTAGCGGCAAAGCCAACTCAAATGGGAGGTTATTTCAACAATGCTCCGACTGACCCCAAGCTGGGTAATCAAGCATTCATGCAGACACCTGGTCCTGCTACCGGCATGAGCACCGGTTTTGGTGGATTTGGCAATGGCCCTGGACGTAATGTCAAACGGGGTTCTGACAAATCAATGAAGTGAGTACTAACTAAGATTGATTAAACAGGAGTATTAAATTGGCGACCAGTAGTTCCAATAAGATGCCGCTGCTGGTGGACCGGCCGCTGCATTCGTTCGCAACAATTGGAGGTGCCGCTGGACTAACCAGTGCCACTGATTTCAATACACCAAGCGGAGGCGGATGTGTTTTACTCGTGGACTGCCTTAGCAATGACGGCGGTGTTGTAGACAGCGTTTCAATCATTGCAAACGAAGCGAGTACAACCGCTTCGAAGGTCCTTATCTTCCTAAGCATTGCTCCTAATTCCTCGGCGATTAGCAGCGCAAATACCGTCTGCGTCGCGAGTGAAACAATTAGCTCGTCAGCAGCAGGCGAGAGGACAAATGTCTCACTGCCCCCTCTGAGTGTTCCGGTTCCAAACCTGGCAGGGCCAGCAGCGACGACAACGACGTTTGCATCTGAAACTGACAAGAAAAATACAGGACTTTACGTCCCTTCTGGGGCTCTTCTTTATGTCGGAGTTAGCGCAGCATTGACTGCTCCAAGCTCGACTACTCGAGTACACGTATTTGCCCAGGGAGGATTTTTCTAATGGCTGCGGAAGACATCAGGAAGTTATACCAAGACATTCTTCGCAGGGAGCCGGACGAAGGTGGCTTCCAGCACTACCAGGGCCAAGTGGCAAGTGGTAGAAGCATTGAGGATATTAAAAGAGAAATAGCGACCAGCCCAGAAGCGGTTAAAAGAAATCAAGAGCAATACGAGCGATCTCAGCAAGCAAGTGTATTTGAGGCTGAAAGAAACCAAGCAATACTTGAAGCTCAAAAGTATGAAAGTCAACTAGACGACTACGAAAGACAGCTAGGAAACTACAAGGACCAAATTGGTGGACTAACTAGTCAATACAACCAGGCTCTTGGACAGGTCACTGGCCTTACGAGCCAGCTCGGCGAAGCCCAGGCCAGCGCCAGCCGCTTTGAAGACATGTTCAATGAGCGGACTGCTGAGTACGAGACCGCAAGAGATGAGGCGCAAAGATATCGCGACGAAGCCGTTGGTCGCCAACTACAGGGGCTGCGAATGGGCAGCACAGTTGGTGGATCGAATGTTGCCCAGGGCGGAATCGCTTCATTGGCTGGAGGCAGAGCTGGCGTTCGAGCTGCTGACGACAGGGCTGTAGAGATCGAGAAAAACATCCAGGCTGAAAGCGGAGCGCTCTCAGGCAAGGGTGGTCCGGTCGTTGAGCGGATACGACAGGCTCGTCCAACAGGAGGATCCGCGCAAGGTCAACGACAAAGCAGTCCTACCGGTACGTCTAGCTACTACGCATCAAGGTTCCGTTGACTGTGATTCTTCTGAGCGCGGTATTGATTGCATCGACAACGGTCTTCTTCGCACACCTTTGGGACTGCAGACCAGCGTCGTCAAGGCATCGAAGGAGACATGGCTAAAGGGCTTGGTTCAAACCTGGGCCGTAATTTCAAGCTGGCTTCAGTTAAAAGACCAATAACCCCAAGGGCGAAAGGTCTGTACCCAGGAGCAGGGACTGGTGCGGGTGAATATGGATCGGTCCAGTTCCCAACAATTGTCGAGCAGTACAACCGAGAGTCTGACTACAAGCGATGGAAGCTTGGCCAGGAGTATTACTTCGGCAAAGGCCGGACCTGGGGCGATAGGCAATTCAATATCTTGGCGAGGTTCCTCAACGCCAACCCCTCATCGACGACTGACGAAATCGAGTCAACCGGCAGTAGAGAGGTCGTCACTCTGTTTCCAAGCTCAACAAGTCCAGAGAATGCTTGGTACGTGGCAACCCGTGTGCGTGGCAGCTTTTTGTTCCCGCAACCTATTCAGGCGTCAGCTCTGACATACAACCAGAGCGACCCTGACCCCAGTAATCACACGATCACCTACAACGTCACTGGGATTTACAACGCTCAGCAACTTGGGATCTATACGGTCTGCATCGGCGACCAATTTGAAGACTCCGCGATAGGGCCAAGTTTTCCTGACGACCTTGTCAGGCGAGACACAGACAGCGTTGCCTTCACCTTGATTGCTGTCTCGGTAAGCAGCATGACGATGACGTTTGATCTGTCGAAACCGCATCGACGAGTCAATAGAAACGGTCACATCTATTGGAAGAAAGAAAAATACGATCCAGACGATGCAACGATTCCAGACTTGAAATGGAAGGATGACGGGACGAAGCACTTGGCATCGTCGTTCAGCTTTTTCTGCTGCTGCCCAGATTGCTTAGGCGGCGCCGTTGCCAATCTCGATAAACCAGAGAGAAAGGCAACACTCGAGACGTTCCCGCTGCCGAACGCAAACAGAAGTGTCAACAGCGCATGGGAACGTGAGGGTGTTGGTTACTACAGGCAGTGGAGGTCACTGCCAAACCGCAAGGACCAACGCAGAGAGTGCAAACATATTCATGCGCAGAGATGGGCTTGTGGAGTCCCTTGGCTCGAGCCCGACGATTACCCGACTGCTTCAGAGCGAGACGTATTGGAGTTCATGGCGTCTGCAGAGAAAGCTCTTGATCCACGGGAATACCTTGAGTATTTCGCAAATCGCAGATTGAGCTTTGATCGATTCGTTTTGACGATTGCCGAATCAGCAGGCCTGACGTTATTCCCAGGAGGCGATGTCCGTGACAATATTCGTCCTAGTAATGCGCCAATGCTGTGGAACGATCGTGATGAACCACTCGCTTCCTGGTGTAGGAATAACGACTGGTGGCTTGAAAGGGGCACGCAAAAATTGCAATGCTTTAATGCAACAACTCAGCAATTTCAAGCAACAGTCCCCAAGAGTGGCGTCACGTATCCAATACTTGAATTCTTGCCTGACGACGTTCCAACCACGCCGAAGATAGTTCCGTAGCTGTATAGAATAAGACTGGAGGCATTGCATTAGCCGTGACAACTGAGCCTCTTAATCCACGCGTTAAACCTCTATATGGAGGACGCTACGCAGAAAATACATCAGGCATTATCGCCGCAATCAATGCATGCATTAACGCCGCAGGTCAGACAGTGAAGGCATATCCCTCAAACACGGCAGGCATCATTCAAGCGTTAATCGACCTAGAAACCGCAATCTCCGGAACGAAGGGGAATGCAGCACTTGCTTCAGGCACTGCGGGAGAAGCTTTAGCTCAAGGAGATGCGGTTTATATTAAAAACTCGGACGGCAAAATCCACAAAGCAACAAAGTCAACAACATTCGCGAAAGCCAATGTAATTGGCTTGGTAAGAGATGCTGTGAATAGTGCTGACGAGTCAGTGACGATCGTAGTAAGAGGTCCATGCGGAGGGCATACAGGTTTAACAATTGGCTCTGAATACTACTTAGATACTGATGGTGCAATCACACTTACGCCTCCCAATGGCGGGGGTGTGTATTCAGTACAGGTTGGAACCGCAATTTCTGCCACTGAGCTTGACGTCCATCCAGTAGCTCCAGCGCTTACTAACTAATGAATCGGTTTCCGCTTGTATTAGTCAACGGCATTGCTCAAGAGATGCCGGTCAATGACCGTGTAGAGCACAGTGCCAATATTCCTAGATCTGCCACAGAGCCAAGTAATCCGGTTGATGGAGATCAGTGGTTTGACACGTCAAACTCTCGCTTCATGCTGTACGACGGTTCAGCATGGGTAACGGTTGGAGGAGATAATGCATCGGCTATCTCCACAGCAAACCAGGCTCTGGCTGCTACGGCAGACGTCTACAAAGAAAAAGCAAATGTCGCCGCAATTCCATCAAGTCCAGCCAATGGGGACAAGATTGAATTACTCGATTCAACAGGCATTGAGAGCTTCAGCTCACTGAGCGGAATGCCTTCTGGCTTTGTAGGCGCATCAACCTTGCTGGTAAGGCTTGAGTACAACAGCAGCAGCAGTAACTGGGCATGGAGAAGCTTTGCTCCCAAGGACCCAGACGGCCGATTCTTAAAAAGCCTTTCGCCAGTCGTACTGGGTGACTCAAACAGTGGATCCGGAAGCATCACACTGAACTGTGAGACGAATGCTCATGGCGTCAAGCTCAAAGGCCCTGCTCACAGTGCCGCTGCTAATTACACTTTGACGCTTCCCGATGACACGGGGACGGCTGGGCAGATTCTGCAGACAAGTGGATCTGGCGGAAATCTGTCATGGGTGACTAACGACAACAACGAGATTGTCTTAGGAACTACAGCAAAGGTCGAGCTCAAGCTCAACAGCCTTAACGATGACACTCTCGAAACTACTCTTGAAAACATACTGGTTAGGCGGGACCTGCATACCCACTCTGATATAAATACAAATCAGTTCTTCAGCGGCAATATCGATATTAGAGGCGATAAAACCTTTACCTTTCAGAAGAACACACTCGGCGGTGGCCCCTTTACAGCATTCAAGAAAAGCCAAAGCGCAACGACCTCGGCAACATTCACTTTGCCGGACGCAGATGGCTCTGCCGGCCAAGCTGTAATCACTGATGGAAGTGGTGTTCTTTCATTCGGAAATGTCGGGGGTCAGTTCCTTGAAACGCCGCAAACATTATCCGAGAACAAAGTGATTGCAGCCAACATCAACGCATCTTGCAACGGCCCAATAGCGCTAGATTCAGGTGTAACAATCACCGTCAGCTCTAGCTCACAACTCGTAGTACTTGCTTAATCGACCATGGCTTACGGAAAAATTAAAGTAGATACACTGACCTTTAACAACTCAGGGTCAGACAGTGATGTTGCGGTAAGTGGTATTGCGACAACTACTCAACTGAACGCGAAGGCTAATACCACTGACATTGGTACAACAATCCAAGCATTCGACGCAGATACCGCAAAGACTGACGTTGCTCAAAATTTCACTGCTGCGCAGCGCGGTGCAGTTACGACCTTGACGTCAGGGGCGACCGTTACTCCTGACTTTGCGTTATCCAATAATTTTGTATTGACGCTTGGAGAAGCGTTGACCATTGCTAATCCGACCAACCTTGTTGCAGGACAATCAGGTTCAATCTTCCTCATTCAGGGCAGCACAGGTTATACAGGTGCCTGGGGAAGTTCCTGGGATTTCGCTGGCGGGACAGCACCAACACTCAGCGCGGCTAACAAAGTAGACCGAGTGGATTACATCGTTAGATCCGGTACATCAATCCACGCAGTCTTCACTGGAGATTACTCATGAGCGTAGTTAATAACAGTGCGCTGAGCGGAGCTTCAGGAGCAAGCGCCGCTGCGGCTGGTAGTGGCTACCAGATTTCTCGTAGCCTTAGGTTCAATTCAGCAGATACAAGTTACCTGAGTAGGGGAAATTCTGGAGGTAATCAAAAAACGTGGACGTGGAGCGGTTGGGTTAAACGCAGCGGCATTGGAACTAACGGTGCATTGCTTCACGGAGGACAAGGTAGCAATTACACTCTTTTAAAATTTAATAGCTCAGATCACATACAAGTTGATCAATACGGTGGAGATAATTTTTATGTATATACTGATGCTGTTTTTCGTGACCCTAGCGCGTGGATGCACGTCGTATGTGCAGTAGACACGACTCAAGCTACTGACTCAAATAGAGTTAAAATTTGGGTCAACGGCGTTCAGCAGACTCTTACCGCAGGTACTAATTGGCCAGGGCAAAATATTAATACTCGCGTCAATGACGGGTCATACTTGCAAAGAATTAGCACTGACGCAAGTAATATTTTAAATGCGTATTTAGCCGAGGTACACTTTCTCGACGGAATCGCAGCGTCACCGAGTGACCTGGGCGAGACCGATGACAACGGTGTGTGGCAGCCAAAAGATTATGAGGGCAGTTATAACGGCTCTGCCAGTACTATTACTATTTCGTACAGCAGCAGCAGCACATCCCAGAATGCGTCCACAATGTTTGATGGCAATACATCTACATACGCAAATGGCGCGTTGAATAGCGGAAGCTATACAACTATTACCGAGAGACCTGTTACCTTTACTTTGAATAACGGAACATTCACTTATAACACTAACAACGGCGGCGCTACAGGTGGAACAAATTATCGTTATCTTCGACTCACAAAGGCATCAGACGGTACAACTATTGAGCTTACAGAAAACTCAACCAATGGCTGGCTGATTCCCAATGCTTGGACCGGTATTTCTATTAGCAAAATGGAATGGAAGCGCTGGACCAGCTACGAAAACGTCAGCGCAGTATATGTAGATGGAAACATTTTGGAAGACACTTCCTCTAACATTCCTGCTGGCGTTAACGGCTTCCACCTTAACTTCTCTGACAACAGCTCCGATATAACGCTTGGATACGACACAAGTTCAACATCAAATACAACAGATAAACGTCAAAACTTTAAGGCGGTAACGTACAACGGTACAGGCAGTTCTAAGCAAGTTAGCGTCGGTTTTAAACCAGGAATGGTATGGATAAAGTCTCGTAACCATGCGACCTGGCATCAAATTTATGACACTATTAGAGGCGCAGGTAACCGCTTATTTCCCAACGATCCCTCGGCACCGGATACCAGCACAGACAACCTGACTGCTTTTACTGACCAAGGATTTGCTCTGGGAGCCGACTCAAATGCCAGCGGCGCAAATGTCTCAGGAAAAACCTACGTTGCTTGGTGCTGGGCAGCCGGTGGTACTGCCTCGACTAATACTGACGGAGCAATTTCCAGTCAGGTAAGTGCAAATCAGGCATATGGATTTTCCGTTGTCAAGTGGACAGGCAACGGTAATGCTGCAACAACGGGGCACGGTTTAGGTGTAGCTCCAAAGCTGATCATCATGAAAGAAAATAAGAGTGCTGATTGGCTTGTTTATACGACAGTAGTTGATGGCTCTTATGATTACTATGTCTTGAACAGCACAGGTGGCGGCAATAACTCGTCTTACAGTAGTCCAACTTCAAGTGTATTTACTTACCAAGCAGACAATAGCGGCGATGCATATGCATATTGCTTCGCAGAGATCGCTGGGTATAGCAAAATTGGGACTTATGCTTCCAGCACAAACGAAGCTCAAACCATCACTACAGGTTTTAAGCCTGCATTTGTTTTAATACGAGGTGCAGGTTCGGGTGGCTATCAGTGGGTCATGTATGACTCAACGCGCGGCGGTGCAAACCATCTCACTGCTAACAGGGAGAGAGTAGAAGGCGACCCTGGCGGTGTTGGTGACATCACATTTGAGTCAAATGGTTTCTCGATACCTGCTACTGGTGACAACGGAAATATCCGAGGTGGTGGCACTTATATCTACATGGCGTTTGCCGATGATATTGGCAATCACTTTAATGTCAATAACCTTACGGCTTCAACAGGCGACACAACGCCTGGGCAAAACTTCAAGGCGGTTACTTATACCGGCAATGCTCAACAGACAGCAATAACGGTGGGTTTTCAGCCTGACCTAGTATGGACTAAAAGACGTAATGGTACAGGTAACCACAACATTCAAGATTCAGTCCGAGGTGCATCAAAAACTATTCAAAGTGATTACAACGGAGCGGAATTTACTGGCAACCGGCTTGCGTCATTTGATTCAAATGGATTTACTTTAACTAGTGATGGTGGCAGTAATACTAATAACGCCACTTACGTTGCTTGGGCCTGGAAAGCCGGTGGTACTGCCTCGTCTAATACAGATGGAACAATAACCAGTCAGGTTAGTGCAAATCAGGCAAAAGGATTTTCCGTTGTTAAGTGGACAGGGACAGCATCTGATGGAACTGTCGGGCACGGCCTAAGTGCTAACCCTGGCATGATTATTGTCAAAAACTATGGCGAAGCAGCAGACTGGATTGTTTGGCATAAGGATCTTGCAAATACGACTACACAATACCTTCATTTAAACAATTCAAATGGAGTAGCAAGCGGATATGACGTTTGGAACGACACCGCTCCCACAAGTTCTGTTATTCACGTTGGAACCAATGGGCATACAAACTCTAATAACAAAGGCATTATTGCCTACTGCTGGTCTGAAATTTCTGGATTTAGCAAGTTTGGTTCGTACACAGGCACAAGTTCTGCCAACTATATTTCGACTGGATTTAAGCCCGCTTTTGTAATAATCAGGTCGACAAACGGATCTAACTGGCATCTGCTTGACAGTAATCGTGGAAGCTCTTGGCTTGAAGCAAATGGTACTTCGTCTGAAAACAGTAATTCGAACATTTCAATTACTTACTTAGACAATGGATTCACTGTTGATGGAAGCAATGTAAACTACAACGGCTACAACTACATCTACATGGCATTTGCCGATAACCTGCCTGGCGAAGGTTGCGACTCATTAGTTGACACTCCTGAGCAGCGTGCTGCTCAGACTGATAGTGGCGCGGGCGGTGAGGTTGTTGGTAACTATGCGACCTGGAATCCGCTAGATAAAAATTCAAACATAACGTTGTCTAACGGAAATTTAGACGCTGCTGAAACCAGTGGCGCTAATCATTTTGCTGGCAGAGCAACAATGAAGTATCCAGCAACTGGTAAGTGGTATTACGAGGCAACCATCACTACGCTTGGAGGCGCTTGTTGCATTGGCGTAGACAATAGTGGTCTTGCCAACCCTAGCCTTTCTAACAGCGGTGTTTTTCTCATCCTTGTTAACTCCTCAAATAACGTTCAAAGGTATATCGGAAGCAGCACGACCTCTTTTGATAGTGCTTATGGTAACCCTGCTGTAGGTAGTGTTTTGCAGGTCGCTTATGACGCTGATGCGGACAAGCTTTGGCTTGGCATGAATAATGTTTGGATGGGTAGTGGCTCTAGTGCCAACGGCAATCCAGGCGCTGGTTCTGAAGCTACTGCGTCCAACGTTTCTGATCCGTTCCCTAGCGTCAACCTTGTCACCTCTGCGCTTTCTGTAAATTTTGGGCAAAGAAGTTTCAGCTACGCAGCACCTACTAATTTTCTTGCCCTAAACACTGCAAACCTACCCGACCCAACGATTGCGGACGGTTCGACGGCTATGGATGCAACCTTATACAACGGAAACAACGCAACAGCTCAAACTATTACTGGTATCAACCATAGCCCTGACTTTGTTTGGTACAAACACCGCAGTTCTGGATCTAGCAATGGGTTGTTTGACACTGTCAGAGGCGCCAACCAATATTTGACAAGCAACACTGCTGCTGCCGAACAAACTATTTCCGGTGTTACTTCATTCACGAATGATGGTTTTACATTAGGAACTGATACTGGCGCTAATGGCTCTGGCACCTGGGTTGCGTGGACCTGGGAGGGAGGCGATCTAGTCACCAACAGTTCTTACGATCAAAGCGCTATCTGGAGTGGCATGATGACCTCCACGGGCAACGGAATCGAGGCAGCTAATCCAGCTACGTCAGGTTTTAATGGCATTCTTACTGGTCTTGGATGTAGGGTAAACGGTAACAGCAGTATGACCTGGACGCCAGCAGGTGGTTATGCCTTCACTGGTTCAGTAATTATTTACTGTGCTGGTGACGGAATGCCTTCTGGTAATCAATTCACTTGTGTACACGCTGGTGGAACTCTTGACTTTAGTAGCTCTGTTACCACTGGAACTACAAACACTGCAGTCAACCTTACTAATTTAGGCATCACTTCGCCTATAACAAGCATTACCATTGCTTCTGGTGTAAGTAATCCAAGGTTTAGTGGAATTGAGATTGGGGGCAAACTCTTAGTTGATACTGGCGTCATTCCTGCTGGTGGATTAAACAGCTCGGTGTATAACCAGACCGCTGTTTGGAGCAACATTGCCACACTTAGCAGCGGAAGCGTAAATAGCAGTTATCCACTAACAAATGGTTTTGACGGCAGTATTTATACTCTTGCTGAAGGTGATACAACTGATGCATACATTGAAATTCCTATTAGCACTACCATTGCTTCAGGAGGGGTAAGGGTTAACGCAGCAGTTACCAGCAACCAACCGTTATACATTAACTTGTACAATGGATCAACAAACGTAGAAACTGTTACTGGCGATCAATCTGGAAGGCAGTGGTATGCAACAACCTATGCTGGTCCTATAACCAAGATCAGGATTCAGCGTTCAGGCAGAGCGTGGGAATTTTATGCAGTTGAAGTCAATGGCAAAATTCTTGTAGACCAAGGTTCAACACCTGCTGTAAACGTCCCATCAATCTCATCAACCTGTCGCGCCAATCCGTCTGCTGGGTTCTCTATCACTAGTTGGACTGGAACGGGCGCAAATGCAACTATCGGGCACGGATTAAATGCAGCGCCTAAGATGGTCTGGTTAAAAAGAAGAAGTTCAGTAGAACACTGGCAAGTATTTCATACAAGTATTCCAAATAATACATTTTTATCGCTAAGCGATAGTGGTGTCAATTTTACAAATCCAGATGTGTGGAATAGTACAGATCCGACATCGTCTGCTTTTTCATTCATAAGCACCGCCAACGTATCAGGGGAGGATTTCATCGCCTATTGTTTCGCACCCGTGCCGGGCTATAGCGCGTTTGGTTCGTACGTCGGAAATGCAGGTAGCTCTAATTTTGTTCACTTAGGATTTAAGCCAAAGCTACTCATAATTAAAAGATCTTCAGATGGCAGCAACGGTTGGCACATGGCCGACACCGCTAGAAGCCCTGGAAATGTTGCAAATGAATACTTGTATGCAGACACAAGCGGCCAAGAGCAGACAAATGGTTCTATCGATATTTTGAGCAATGGATTTTGTTTAAAAGCTGATGCTCAAACGACTAACAACAGTGGTGTTACTTACATTTATATGGCTTGGGCCTCTCACCCCTCCCAAAACGCACGCGCTCGCTGATTAATTATGCTTAAGGGAAGCGTGCTTCCATTAAATGTTGAAACTCGGCGATAAGCCCCTCGCATACGACAGGGCTTTTACTGACCCTAAAACTGGAATTCAATATCCGGCCAACTGGCTGCGAATGGCGAGCCTGGCTGATAAGCAAGCGATTGGAATTGTAGAAGTTGCCGAACCTGCTTGGTACGACCAGCGCTTCTACTGGGGAGTGGGCAATCCAAAAGATTTGGATGACCTGAAAAGCCTTTGGAGTGACAAGCAAAACGATATCGCAGCTTCATTGCTTACCCCTAGTGACTGGCGGATTATTAAAGCCAAGGAGACTGGATCAAATATCCCATCAGCCTGGAAGACCTACCGCGCTGCCGTAAGAACTTCTTGCAACGCACGCCAAGCAGAAGTGGCAGCTGTTACGACGGTTGAGGCATTGATCGAACTCTTCTTCGGCAACAGCACAGTCACACGCCAGAAGACTGACGGCGCAGGCAATGGCTTAGTAGAAGCCGATACGATTTCACAGCAGAAGACTGATGAAGCAGGTAATGGCCTGGTAGAGCCAGACACGATTCAGCAGCAGAAAAAGGACGAAGCAGGAGAACTAGTTGTAGACGCAGAAGGCAATGCTGTGATGGAAAACGTAGCGAATCCTGTGGCTGGCAATCCAATTATGGAGGATGTCGCAAACCCTAAAGCAGGCGAACCTATTATGGAAACAGTTACAAATCCTGCTCTAGCAACTGCTTGGCCGGATCCAGTTTCTTAGTAGATAGTCGGATGAAAAAAGCCAACGTGGCGATGGACTTAGCATTCAAGGTTGTCGTGACTGCCAACCTTGTATTTGTTAACTACGTCTTTTTTGGTGCTTACAACAGCTTGCGCACAACCTTGAATGCTTTCCAAGGTGAGTTCGCTCTACAGATGGAAGAGCGCTTGGCTGAAGAGTACAAGTACATCACCAAAGACATGGAAAACATGAAGGAGGGAATTCTGGGCACGCAGAAGGGATTGATTCCAAGCACTGGCACAGTGAACTCAGGGCCAGGAGTGGCACTGCCCTTCTGAAATGCCTATCCCAGATATCGGCATAGGGTCTACCTCTATTCCGAGTATCGGGATTCGCTTTGACTCTCCAAGCCAAGGGCTACTGCTACCCAGACTTCCGCCTGGAGTGTCGATGGCTTTGCCTGTGGTCAACATGCCTGGGTGTGTAGAGGCACACGTCGACTCAGGGTTGCAGACAGAGCTGACGACTAGCGACCCAGATCGAGTTGCCATCTACTGCGATTCAGGCATGCCGTCTTTCAGTGCGATGTCTTACGAGCCCAACAGGCTCAAGCCTCCAGTAACGGAGGGGTTGCCAAAAATCGGAGACATGTCGACAGAGGCCTCCGAGCCCCCCGAAGTCCCAGCGCTGCCTATCCCTCCGCAGCCGATCCACACTGCCAGCACTTCGCGGTCGAAGCCTGCATCAAAGCCTGAGTGCAAGGAGGATGAGTACCTAAAAGACGGTGAGTGCATTGCTATAGAGCAGCCTGTCACTCCGGTGATCCTTGAGGTAGCGACCAAGTATCTGCCACCGCTCGAGGCTGCAACGACAACAGCGACGATCGCCACCATCGCGACGGTATCGGCACTGCTTGCAAAACCAGTGGCTGACTTCCTGCTCAAGCTGATCAAGCCGATGATCAAGAAGATCATTGGCAAGATCAAGAAAGCTATGGGGAAGAAGGTGCGCCCTCGGTCTTTGCGGGAGCGGGTTCTAGCTCAGCGTTTAAGGAATCGATTGCTTCGTCAAGCCCGAGATCTGATGGGGTGATTGTGACCTCGTGAACATGAGGCGCCATCTGCACCATCCTTGGCTGAACGACTACGTCGGCGCAAACCTTGTGAGCCGGTGACCATGAGGCAAAAGATATCCCTTGCTGCGCTAGCTCCCCGCAATGGCGAAGACGGGCAATGGAGTAGTCCAATTTTTTATTGAGCAAAGCCTGCTCAGCAAGTCGATTTTGTAGAGACATAGAGGCCTTGCAGCGCTCCTGGATGCCGCCATCGAGAGGGATAGAGATAGTCGCGGAAAGGCCAAGACTCCAATTGAAATTACTCTTTTGAGCGGTGCGAACTGGCTTCTGATATGCGATAGCGCCCCAGCCGTTGTCAGGGATGCCGTCTGGAATCGGATAGCCCTCCTCGTCAAAGGCCCCCTCGAGGTCGATCGTGTCGTAGACGGGTTCGAAGTAGATCGGCTCGTAAGGCTTCTGATACGAAAAGCTATTGGTGACAAACGGGGTGAGGTTAAATGTCGGCCCCATGCACGACGTTGAGCCTATTGCCGACTGGATGTATGGCCCCTGGAGGATCTGCACCGCCTGGTTTTGCACCGAGGATGATGACTGAGCGATTGGGTTAGCTGTTGCGCTGACGCCACCGACGGAGTCAGCCAAACTTGGCGAACCGAATAAAAGTGCAATCAGCGCTGGAAAATACTTGTAGTGTCTGTGACGCTTTTTGTTGTCACCCTTCTGTCGATCGAGGTTATGTTTGAAACTCCTGGCCCGCTGTATGACTCGACGAAGGTGAAACTTTGACCTGGAGTGACTTGCTTCCAAGTCGGTTTGCCGTTCATGTTGAGCTGCGTCCATCCTGCTTTCGTTTCAGAATCAATCTGGAATGACGATGATTCCGCAGGGACTGAGATATCCCCCGAAGTCGTTTCAACGCCGTGACCAGAAACTGAATAAGACCATCCTGTGTTGTAATCTACCGAGCGAATTAACTCAGTGGTTTCCTGCGTTGTTTCCGAATGTGTGGTCATGCTGCCCATTGAGAATGACGGGACAACAGGCACTGCCTTTGCTGCATTAGCCCCTGCTAAAACAATTGCAATTAAAAGCAGGTTTTTCACGGAGTCCTCGATTCAATACAGGTCTTCTTCTGCGTTAGGCCTCAGGACAATGTCTGACTTTGGGTAAGCAACGCATAAGAGCGCAAAGCCGGCATTGAGTTGATCGTCATCCAGAAAGCTTTGGTCGTTCTGGTCAAGCTCTCCGTCAATTACCTGCCCAGCACATGATGAGCAAGCTCCAGCCCTACAGGAGAAAGCAAGATCAATGCCAGCTTCTTCGGCAGCGTCGAGGATGTATTCGTCGTCTTTACATGTGAACGACTCAACACCGTTTTCGACTTGGACTGTGATCTTGAAGTCCTGGGCCTGGTACATAGTCCTCAGTTTCTGATAGTCAGGTCTATAACGTATTGTCCGGTCGCCTGAGTGCCAGAACCCCCGGATTGGATCGTAATAGCGCCATCAGTACCCACGGTTCCAGCAAGGTTTCCGGCCACGCCGCCAGACGAAGTAACCGTGTTGCCAAATGCAGGCAGAGTACCGATCACGCCTGAGCTCACGGTACTGCCGGTGGCTGGCTTGTCACCCTCAATGAAGCTTTCAGAAAAGGTGAAGCTCTCCCCTGCGACTTTGACCGAAGACTCTGTACCGGTGAAGCCAACAGAAGCGCCAGCAGTGAATGAGCTCAAGCCGCCAATGTTGCCCGATGTCGTGCCATCGGAGGTGGTGAGGTTCTCTCCGGAGACGGAGTAAACGCTAGGAACTCGTGTGGCGTTCGAAGCAGCCGCGTCAACGCCTAGTTGCACGCTCGACTGAGTCCGAAAAATGATGTCAGCTTGAACGGGCAATCCAAGTAAGGAAGCAGCTGAAGCAGCAGCGATCAGTCTTTTCATTGTGTTTTGGAAGTGGATTCGTCTTTTTTGCCGGGATCTTCTTTGTCGTCTTTCTTCTTGGCTGGCATTACGCCAAAGGTTGCAAGCGTCCCTGTAAACACGCTGGCGATAAAAGTTGGATCGATATTCTTCTGAGGAACGCCTGGAATCGTGACGTAGTTCAGTGTCAAGATTGCTCCAGCCCAGCCCAGGATCACGACTCTCACAATGGTTGAAACACCCTCATCAGCCCATTGAAAGCCGTCGTCCTTGGATTTTTTTGGCTTGGTTTCTACAAGGGCGTTATCGCTAGACATACCAAAACGGCGAAGTAACATCGAACCACGCCATGAAGCAGCCCGAAGAAATTTTCTCCAGACCGCCAAAGGGTTATACACGTCTACTTAGTTTTCTTGGG